GTTGATGCAAAATGCAATTATGCAAAAGCATTTATTGCTTGAGGAACTAAATAAACTATAAGGAGAAAAAATGGCTGATGTAACTACACTTCTTGCAAGTGCTATACAAAAAAGCAATGAAGTAATTGATTTAGTAAAAGGTAAATTTAGCGAATGGGATAATAGAGTAAATCACAAAATAACATGGGCTGATGGAGAGGTTAAAAAAGAGATACATAATTTAGAGAGTTGGAAAGGAACTGTTGATAAAAACATTAAATTTAAAGTAGAAGGGGATAGTAATAAATTTTATCCTGTAATAGTAACAACAGGTTATCAACTTTTTAAATTTACTATTAGTAGAGATAGTGTTCATTGGGATAGTGAATGGAATGGTAGATGTATGTATGAGATTGAAGGATTTACAACTCACTATGGACATGGAGCTAATTTTAATAAGATTATTATTAATAAGAATAATCAAAAGCGATTTTTAGCAAGAATATACGAAGAACGCGAAACTGGATGGGTTGTTTTATATTTAAGAGGTAATACCGCTTATAGATTTAGAACATTTTTTAATAATTGTAATTTAAGTGATTATTCAACAAATGTGAAATCATATAAAACAGGTGATAATACTGTTACATTTGATATTGTAAATGATGATGCAGATAATACTTATCTTGATATGTTAAAAAGTGATTTTGTTTTTGATTTTACAAAAAATATACCTATGAAAACGGCAAAAAGTGGAACCATTAACACTGATAATCAATAATAAAGGAGATAGTTATGAAAATAGTTGAAGAAAATGGTGTGACAAGATATATAGCTGATGAAAATGATGAAGTTAATCAAATAAGCGATGAACAATATGTTGAATTATATAAACAACAAATTGAACAAAAAGCCACAGATTTTGTAAAAGGGCAACTATCTAAACTTGACTACGATAACGAGGGTGAAGTTGCTTTATATGCTACAAATGAGAACAGCTCTTGGTACGATGAAGCAGTAGCACTTCAAAAATGGATAGAAGAAGTATATGTAAAAATGTATGAGTTAGAAGAAAGTGTGACAATTGATAATTATAGTGAAATTGATTTAAACAAAATAGAAGCAGAATATCCTGTTTTTGAAAAGGGAGCAGAATAATGAAAAAAGTATTATTAGTAGCAGTAATTGCTGGAGCTTTTGTAGGTTGTGCTAACACTATGACTATAAGCAAGTGTAAAAGTTATAAAAATGGTATCTGTGTAAATAGTGAAACAAAACAAGTAAAAGAGTGTAGAAATCCTGTAAAAATAGGTAATAAGACATATTGTGAGGAGTAAATAATGAAACTAAACTTTGGAATAAATGGAAGTATAAGTGTTCAAGCAGCAAGACCAGTAATTGTTGATAGTAGCACACCAATAGGGATAGTTGTCCCTTTTGGAGATTTGAGTGAATTTAAAGTATTTAATAATGCTGATAAAATGAAAAAATATCTTGAAGAACAAGGTGCAACTGATGAAGATTTAGCATATAAAACTGCTAATGCTATCGCTTTACAGGGAGTGAATACTAAAATCGTCGTAGTTTTTGTAAAAGATAATGATGAAGTCAAAGATAGTGTTTTAGAGGGATTAGATATATTAAAAACAGCTCCACAAGATGAGAATATTTTAACAAGACCAAATTTGATTATTTGTCCTGAATATTCTTATGATACAGATATAGCAGCAAAAATGGATAGTATCGCAAGTTTATTTAAAGCAACTGCAATAGTTGATGTAAATGCAAAAGACGAAGCCGAAGCAAACAATTTCGCAAATAATTTTGGAAGTAGATATATGCTTTTATACAACGGAAGAAGTAAAGCAGAGGGCAAACTATATCCTACAAGTGCTTTAATTGCTGGACTTATTGCTTATTGGGATGCTGGTGGAGATAATGGAGCAGATGCATTTGGATATGCAAGAAGCCATTCAAATAGAATCGTTAAAGGTGTAAGTGGAAGCGAGAGAATTATAGAATATTTTGATGGTGTGGATTGTGAAGCAAGAAGATTAAGACAAAATGGTATCGGAAGTATCGTGCAAGATATTGGATGGAGAAGTTACGGATTTGAAACAAGAGATATAGATCCAATTTGGCAAAGTTTAGAAAGAGTTAGAACATTCCACAGATGGCTTGATGCAATAATTCAAGCAAATAAATGGGCAAGAGATAGAAGTGCTGACCAGCTTCAATATGTAAAACAAACTTGTGTGAAGTTTTTTAATGACCTAAAAGGGGCAAATATAGCACTTGGGTATGAAATTTATTTAGATGCAAATTTAAGTGATGTAACAGCTGGTAAGTTTACTTTTATCTTAAAAACAGCAAATATGCCAGCAATTAGAGAGCTTAATTTTAATCTTGTATTTAGTGATGATTGGAATAGTGCATTTATTGATTGGGTTAATTCTATATAAGGAGAAAAAATGGGAAAAATGAGACTTCCACAAATAGTAAGTGATATTAATGTTTTTGTAGATGGGATAGGTTTTGCAGGTGTAGCAGATAAAGAAAATTTTAAATTTCCTGAAATAGAAGAAGAAACTGAAAGTATTAAAAATGGTGGATTTGAAAGAAGTTATGGAAAAGGTGTATTTAAAAAACTTGAATTTGAATTTACTCTAAAAGAGATACATCCTATCATTTATACTGCTCTTGGAACTTCAAAAAGCACAGGAGTTGGTAGTATGTTTATCTGTAAAGGTAATGCATCACAAGATGGTAAAAAAAAGCAATTCATAGCGACCATTACAAGTTCAAACTTTTCAATTTCACATAAAGGGACTGATACTACTATCAAAGGTGAAGCAAGATTATATATGTTTGAATTTGATGGTGTTCCTCTTGTAATAATGGATACAGATAATATGATAGCAAATATCGGTGGGATTGATTATCTTGCAGAAGTTAGAAAAAATATAATGTAAAGGGAAAGTAAATGAAAGAGATTAAATTAAATGATGGAAAAGTTATTAAAATGAGAAAACCAAAAGTTAGGGATATGAGAATTGTAGGGGAAATTGAAAATGAAGTAGAAAAAGAGATTAAGCTTATTAGTAATCTTACAAATATTACAACTGATGAACTTGATGATATGGATTTAGATGACTATAAAAAATTACAAGAAGTATTAGCAAGTTTTTTGTCTTAGATTGGAGTGATACTATAAAAGGTATTGCTCTTTTAGGGAATGTTTTAAATTTTAGTTTTGATGAAACAATGAATTTAGAAGTTGATTTGTTTTTAGATTTTATTCAGGAAGCAAATCATCTATTAGAGCTAAAACAAATCCAGTTATAGGTGCAGCAAGTATTCCAAAGAATATAGCACCTATTAAAGCATTTGAAAAACTATTTGTAAATAATAGATAGATAAATAAAACAACAATTCCAAATAAAATTCCAGCCCATGCAGTCGTGGCACAGTAATTTATTAACTTTCTCATAAGTTTATTATATCAAAAAGGATAAAAATTGAAAAGTTTTGGTTTAGATATTGTAATAGGTGCTACGATAGGTAGTGCAGTAAGTGCTATAAAAACTGTATCAAATTCTGCAAATGCTTTAGGTAGCACTATTAAAAAATTAGAAAATAGAAAAATAGATATTATCGCAAATGATAACTCTATAAATAGATACAAAAAAGCAATACAAAGTGCTGAAAATGAAATAGATAAACTTAGAAAAAAACAGCAGTTTTTAAGAGAAAAAATCAGTATGACAACTGATAAAAGTAAAATTAAAGAATTAAGAAATGAATTAAATAAAGTTTCAACTACTATCAAAAAAATATCTAATCAAAAATTAAATTTAAAAGAAAAACTACAAAATACTGAAAATGAAGTAAAAAACACAAATAAAGAGTTTATCAAACTTGGTAAGACAATAGATTCTATAAATAAGCATAAAATAAATATACAAACAAATATAGATAAAAGAAACAATTTTAAATCAAAACTTTTCGATACTGCAGCACTTGGGACTACAATAGCTTTACCTTTTAAAGCTGGAATAGAATTTGAAAGTAGTATGGCAAGAGTAAAAGCTCTTAGTGGTGCTACAAACGAACAATTTAAACAATTAGAAGCAACAGCTAAAAAACTTGGAGCAACTACCACTTTTTCTGCTTCACAATCAGCAGAAGCTATGCAGTTTTTAGCAATGGCTGGATTTAAAACAAATGATATAACAAAAGCAATGCCAGGGCTTTTAGATTTAGCAGCAGCAGGTCAAACCGATTTAGCAACTACTGCTGATATTACAAGTAATATTTTAAGTGGTTTTGGAATTAGTGCTGATAAAACTACACATGTAGCAGATGTGATGGCAAAAGCGATGACTAGTGCAAATGTAGATACTCAAATGTTAGGTGAAACTATGAAGTATGTAGCACCTGCAGCAGCTGGACTTGGAGCGAGTTTAGAAGAAGTTACTACTCTTACTGCAAAACTTGGAGATGTAGGTATTCAAGCAAGTTCTGCTGGAACAGCTTTAAGAAGTATGTATGTTAGAATGGCTTCACCACCAAAAGAAGCTCAAAAAGCAATACAAGCACTTGGTCTTACTACAAAAGATAGTAATGGTAAATTTGTAGGAATGATAAATATTATAAAACAACTCCAACAAAAAACAAAAGGGCTTAGTGATACACAAGTAGCTGGACTTATGAAACATCTTTTTGGTGTAGAAGCTATGAGTGGAGCTATTGCTCTTATGAAAGTTCCTGCGAAAGAATTAGATAAATATGAAAAATCTCTAAAAAATGCAGATGGAACTGCTAAAAAAATAGCAAAAACTCAAAATGATACAGTCGCTGGTAGTTTTAAAGCACTTGGCAGTGCATTAGAAGGAGTTAGTATCGCTTTTAGTAGTTTATTTTTACCGGCAATTCAGGGAATTACTACTACAATAACAAAAGCTACAAGCGGATTAAATTCATTTATAGAAAATCATAAAATTTTAGCAAAAGTTATAGGTGGAGTTGTAGGTGGAATAGTCGCTTTTACAGTAGTTACTACCGTGCTTGGTTATGCTTGGACTTTTGTAAGTAGTGCTTTTAGCAAGGCAAGTCTGGCTTTAACTTGGCTAAAAACAAACCTTACTTTAACATCTATTCAGACTAAATTAGCAACATTTTGGACTAATTCTTTAAATACACGAACAAAATCAGCAATATTATCTACACGATTATGGAGTGCGACTACATTTATTTTATCTAAAAGTATGGGTGTTTTAGGTAATAGTTTAAAATTTGTAGCTAAAAGTGCTTTACCACTTACAGCATTAGCATTAGTAGCTGGATATATTTATGAAAATTGGTCATCTATAAGTGCTTTTTTTAAAGGAGTTTTTAAAGGGATAAAAAATAGTTTTTTAGGAGTAGTTGCTCCGATAAAAGGGGTTTTTAAAAGTTTAGAAACAGCAATACAACCTTTGATGTCTGCTTTTTCTCCTTTAATAAATATATTTAAAATTATTGGACAAGGTGTAATGTTTGTAATCAATAAAATTAGTGAATTTTTTGCACCTATAAATGCTACAAAAGAAGAATTAAATAAACTATCTCAAACAGGAGAAAATGTAGGGAATATAATAGGAAATATATTTGGTGGATTATTTAGTATTATTACAATTCCTATCGTAGCAGGAGTTAAAATAATTACTTTTGCTTTAAATACAATTTTACATCCAATAGATACTATTAAAAATGGTTTTAATGTTTTATCAGAATATTTTAGTGGATTTTGGATAGCAATACAAAACAAATTTAACATAGGAGTTACTTTTATAAGTAATGTTTTTGTTTCTCCTATTAGTTATATATCTAATGTATGGAGTAGATTAGTTGCTTGGTTTAATAGTTTTTGGGGTAGTTTAGGTGCTGGATTTAGTAAAGGAGTTAGTTTTATAAGTAATGTTTTTGTTTCTCCAATAAATACTATTAAAAAATTATGGGGAAAACTTATTGGCTGGATAAAATCAAAAATAGAATGGATTAGCAATACTGCTAAAAAAATAAAATCATTTTTTAGTTTTGGCTCTGATGATAAAGAAAAATCAGCTACACAAACTAAAAGTAGTGTAACAAAAAAAGTAATAGCTTCTAGTGCTATTGCAGCACATGTAACTACTGCAACACCAATTATAAAACAACCTATAATACCGACTAATACTATCACACAACATAATATATCAGTCCCACAACCAATTATAAAACAACCTAATGTAATAACACGACCAATAGTAAAAACACAACATAATGTATCAGTCCCACAACCAATAGTAAAACCTACACCAGTTCCACAACCAATCATAAAACAACCTAATGTAATAACACAACCAATAGTAAAAACACAACCAAGTGTAACAGTTCCACAACAAAAACTTCAAACTCAATCTATTAAACAAATACAAAACCAAACAAAAGTTCAAAAAAACGAAAATATTCAAACATCACAAGCTCAAACTATTATGTATCAGTTTCACTTTGGAGATATAAAGATAGAAGCAAAAGATGGAAAAATTGATGAACATAGCTTAAAATCACAAATTGAAGATGTTTTAAAAGAGATTGATTTTGAGCATAAGCAAAGGAGTTTAGAAGATGTTATGTAGTTTAGGGGATTTTATATTTGAAATTGGTGAAGTTGAATTTGAAAAATTAGATAAAACAATTAAATTTAATTTTTCCAAAATTGATAGAATAGGAATGAATCCAACTTATCAAAATACAAAAGGTTATGAAGAAAGTTTTACATTAGCAGGAAAATTGATACAAAAAAGCAATAGCTCTCTTAAAAAGTTAGAAGATATTGCTAAGAAAAAAGAAGTTATTAGGCTTACACTTGGAAGTGGAGAAAGTTTGAAAGTGTTAATTGATAGTATAACAGAAGCAAGAACTATGTTTTTAAAAGATGGACATTATGTAAAAAATGATTTTAGTGTATCTTTAAAGGCTTTTTATGAATGAGATTAAATTAAAAGAAAATAAAAGATTAGACCAAGTAGTTTATGAAAATTATGGTAATTTAGATAATCTTGAAAAGATTTTAGAATTAAATACACATTTGATAGATAAAATTATTTTAGATATAGATGATATTGTTTATTTACCAGATATAACGAGTAAAAAAATTGTAGAGGAGAAATCTTTATGGTAAAAACTCCCGATTTTAAAATAGAAATAAATAAAGAAGATAAAACATCTGATATAAAAAAATATTTAAAAAGCATCTCTTTAAAAGATGAAAGTGATAGTAAAAGTGATAATTTAACTTTGAATTTTGATAACCTTTTTAAAAGACCCTCTTATAAAGATGAAATAAAAATTTGGCTTGGATATACTGATGAATTATATTTTTGTGGGACTTTTTTAGTCCAAACTACTACTAAAAATCAAACATCACTGAGTGTAAGTGCTACAAGTGTTAATTTTTTAGATAAAAAAGATAAAAAAAATGAGAGCTATGAAAATATAAAAATTTGTGATTTAGTAAAAAAATTAGCTAATAGAAATGGACTGAATTGTAAATGTAATATAGAAGGATTTTTTAAACATATCGCACAAACAAATGAATCTGATACAAGTTTTTTAAATCGTGTTGCTAAAATGTTTAATGCTACTTTTAATATAAAAAACAATACTATCATATTTTTAGATAAACAAGATGATTTACCAATCTTTGAAATAAAAAAAGCTGAAGTAATTAACTATTCTATAAAATATGCAAATAAAACTTTGTATAAATCTGTAAGGTGCTCTTGGCACGATACAAAAGAAAATAAATTAAAATCAGCAGTTTTTGGAAATGGAGAACCTGAATTTCAAGCACAAGATATATTTAAAGATGAAAATGAAGCAAGAAATAGAGCAAAAGGAATTTTGTCTTTCTTGAATATGGGTATTAAAACTGGAAATTTAACTTTACCAGGACAAAATATAATAGCCGGTGGAATTTTAAAATTAAATGGCTTTGGAGAAGATGATGGAGAATACACTATAAATAGTGTTAGTCATAATATTAGTGATAAATATATTGTTAGAGTTGAGTTTGGGAATTGACAAATGACGAATTTTATACTATAATAAACTAAAATTTAGATAAATTTATCTCAGCATTAGCTGGGCTTATACCAACGGTGTTTTCACACGGATTACTTAGTTTTAGTATATGGATAGTAGTAATGTATATTTTTATAAACCATTTATTAAAATATAAGGAGGAAATAGAAATAATGTTATTTATTTACGAATTTTTTAAAACTCTGTGTGAAATTTTCCCCTTTGGCCCTGGTTGGTGTAGCATAAAAGAAGGTTGAGATAAGTTTATTCATTTAAAAACTTTTCCCACCATTCAAGCAGTTTGTATCTTTCTTCTAAAAAATCACTTCTCATATAAGCTCTTACAACTGAATTTCCAACTTTATGACTTAATTGGCTTTCTATAATCTCAAATGTAAATCCATGCTCTTTTTGTTTTTCATAGCAAATTGTAGAGAAGCTACTTCTCCAACCATGTGCATTATGATTTATTATATCAAGTTTTTTATGTGCTAAGTTCAATAAAGTATTGGAAATTGGTT